GTGTATTCATTAGGTGTATAATGATATACAATTCAATAAAATATATATTTATCATATCATGAAATCCATCATATGATAAATAATAAATTAATTAAATACTTAATTGGTTCCCAAAATCGCATCGGTTCCTGACAAGGGTACGCATGGGCATCCATTGATCACAGTGGTCACACCACCATCCTGCTTGCGATAATGCTTCATGGTTCCATCCTTCACAGTATTGATGACAGATTGATCAAAAATACCGAGACGCGGAGCATATCCCGTATTCGGACTAGAATAATTCTGGATGCGATTAAGGAAATCACCGGATTGAGCTTTATTCATACGACGCTGTGTAATTTGAGAAGCATCATAAATGGTTGTCGGCATGTCTACCGTATTGCGATAAAATTATACTAGCATTATCGGCCAACCAGTCGCGGAGGACCAACTTGTAGTTCCATCTCTTCTCCCATACTTACACCACTAAAGGATGGTAAACTAGTAGGAAATTCTATCACTGGAAACAGATCCGGAACAAGTATGCCTGTAAAGGCTATCAAGATTGACCCACTGATAAAATCTTGGGCAAATTGAATATTTTTGTATTCTTTATCTTTGTATCTTGCTCCAACAAAACTCATCACAATGAAAAGGATTCCTCCCACAAGCATCCACGGGAACCATATCGGCATCATTTCCAGTTCGTGTGAGAAAAACACACCCCTCTTGTCCGCACTACAATTCTTCATAATCATCCATTCCAATTGATTCGGAGGGTCCATTTAGTTCATCCAATGATTCCGCATCGATATCTAATGACGTTCCTTCTTCTTCCAGGATTTGTAAAACTGGACCGGATTCTTGTTCGGATGGAACAGTTACGTCTTCTGTTTCTTTTGGTTCCATAATCAAATCGGAATCCGCTGGATGTTCCGAATCAAACATAGCATTGAATTCTCCAAATCGTACCGTAGGCTTATCATCAATTGTAATGACAGGTGTGGATGGTTGTACAGATGGAGTGGGTGGAACAACTGGGATATCAATTGGTGTGATCATTGGAGCGGGAGATGGTTCAATCGGAGCAGATACAACAGGATCGGATACAGCAGGGGATTCAGAGATACTTACTGGTTCTGGAACATTAATTTCCTCTTTCTCCTCTTTCTTCTCTGGCTCATCCTCATCGCTATCCTCATCATCTTTTGATGGAATGGAATCAGATGTCGAATCACGATTTACAAAATCTTTCAAAATCGACTTCACTGGTACCAAACTGCGCACTGCTTGAATGATTCCCTCATTTAACATATTTTCAATGGTACGATAATTTTGTTGTTTTTCAATGCCCGGAATACCATCACGAAACAGGTATGTTGAACTCCATAATAGTTTTGCCGTTTCACACAATACTTTAAAAAGGAAATGTTCTACCTTTGGAACATTGATTTCCACTTTCTTATTATTGGTAGAAAGACGAATCGCAGTTAATACTTTGGTATGCGCGATAAAAACTGCAGTTAGAAGATCTTCTAAATAGTCACATCCAGAATTGACCTGGATAAGATGAATCTCATTCGAAACCTTTTCCATATTCCAATCATGAATTTCGTTCAAATAGTTTTGGAACTGCCATAAAGCCCGTTTTGGTTCTTGAATCATAACTCTCTTTGCTTTTTCAAGTAGATCAACATAGAATTGAAAATAGGCCGGAACCAAAAAGACACAAAGTTGTTTGGTATACTCGGTACGAGCATCGGAATACACAGAAAGGACTGAGTCACGATTCATTCTTCTTCCTTCTGTGGTGTTGTCGTGACCTTATCGAACGCACGTCGATCCAATGTACTTCCTAGAAAGGCCCACAATGAACCAGCCAATTCTGTACATGTACCGTAGTCTTTTAAGATACGATCATCCGACAATAATGAATGAATAAATAATTCGGGATGGTAACCTTCTTTAATATAATGTGGCAACTTATTGGAAGATAACTGTTTTAATTCCTCTCGTTCTCTTTGTCTATGCTCAATCATACGTTTCCATGTATCTGGATATTGAAGTTGTAGTTGTGCGCACTGTTTTACACGACGATAGGATAATTCGTTTATTGTTAGATATTCTTTTATCTCCTCTCGATTTAATCCTCGAATGGTGGAAAGGTATTGATCCAAATCGATCCATGTTGGAAGACGAATTCGTTTCATTCGACAACGTGAACGAATCGGCTCTTGGAGTCGACCTGCGTCACGACATTCTAAAATAAAGAGAACTTCTGATGCGTGTGTTTCAAGAATTCGACGAAGGAATGCTTGTGCCTCAGGTGTCAAATCATCCGCACCTTCTAACCATAAAATCGCAGGTTCGGTTCGACGAGCCCAAATATGAAGTTTTTGTCGACCATCTCGAAGTGTTCGATCTTTTCGACAAGGACATACAAACAATTGTTTTCGCACTTCTTGTGCATACTTCTGGATCCAGTAACTTTTACCGCATCCAGGAGGACCTGTGACAATTAACGGGGTATGGTCCATTTACCAATATAGGGATGGACGGGTTTATGCTCTGCGATTAAATGAACGAATCGCAAAACCAAGTACTACTGCGGCGGTTCCTGCGGCAACACCCCATAGAACTTGCTGATTTTGAGACGCCCATTCATTCCAAGAAACGCTTTCTACATTAGTTTGTTCAGTGTTAACTTCTGAAACCATAGTAACATTTTCCTCTACCTGTTCAGTATCACCAGGTGCATCATAAACATGTTCGGATGGCATGATTACTGTACAGTTGACACCGAACGTCTTTAGATCGATTTTTTCTTCAGAATCGCTACATAGATTCCATTATGCCATGCACGTTGTTCAGGGCTTCCAAAAATAACATCACGATCGTTCCACGTGGTTCGAATCTCTTTGCTATACAATACTTCCAAATTCAACTTTGTAAAAGATTCTAATGTTCCCTCACGAACCTGTCGCCAATTCCAATCATCCACAATAAATACAAATGTATCATCTAGACAATCATAAAAATGAGTTAACGCACGACCATGATTTTCCTTAGAGTGTTCTCCATCATACATATAAATATTGAAGGATGGCAAACCATCTACTTCAACTTGATAGCAATCCTTCTCAATAAACATAGCATAGTTTGAACCTTTGTACTTCTTAAAGTTTGCTAAAAATTCACCCTTTGGACCACCAAACTGGCTCCAATTATCAATACATACTACTTTTGCTTGATTTCCACACATCGCGGAACAAACCGATGAACCCTTCCATGTTCCAATTTCCAGATAACGAGCATCCTCACGATTCAATAGATTATTATAGAAATGACGTGTCTTAATACCTGACATTCCTTCCATATTAATAATCTCTTCTGTAATCTTTGATTCACCTCGCTCTGCTTTTTCAAAGGACTGTTCTACATGTGCTCTAAGTTCCTCCATTTGTCATGTTATCTTTTTATATCTTTATATCTCTTAATGCGAGGATAAGAACTGGCGGTATTCCTCTGTGCGTAGCACGGTCATAGTGCCATTTCTCCTCGCTTAATGCGAGGATAAGAACTGGCGGTATTCACGAATAGCCGCCTCATCTAACGCAGCATTCTTACTAAGACTTTGCATGAGAGGATTATTATCCACCGCTTCGACTGCGGAATATGTATTTCGTTCGCGACTTACATCCAATTTGAGAGGGACACGATATTCTACACGGCCAATATCACCGACTCCTGGTGTAATATCTAATGAACGATTAACTGCTAATGCGCGGTCATTGATCACATCCGCATCTAACTTCTTGGACCATTGCTTACCTGGATCACCATTGAAGGTTGCCGAGTTGCCTGAACCCGCAATTGGTTTGCGACCACGAGCAATCTGCTCCTTGTTCGGATTGGTACGCATGTTGTATGCATAAGTTGGATCCATTGAATCAGACCAAGCTCCGTTTCCTCCTGGACCCGTCCATGAAAGACCCGCAGACAATTGAGCCTTCTGTGTTGGTTTGGCAATGTCATCCGGATCATATACTTTTAGACGCTCTGGAGCAGAACTAGCCGCCATGATACCCATACGATCCAGATAAATGGTTGATTCTTTCACAGTGGTACGAGCAATGTCTTTCGGATCCCATACCGTGATGGCCGCCGCACGATCCGCATGTGTAATGGGTGTACCTGTCATACGAATATTACCAATGGTCTCACTTCGACGAGTCGGGCGTGAATCATCAGCATATCGTGACATACCTAATCCATTTTCAGCAGGTACCGCATTGAGTGCCATAACACGCTCGGAAGTTTCATTACGCTCATTTGGACGGATCTCAATGGCAGACTTACCATAATCTGCTTTATCCGCGCCAGTGTCTTTTGTATAATAACTTGTCATATCCGCATTACGATATCCAGCTCCGCCATATTGTTGTGCCATTGGCATACGATAAGAACCGGTCACATAACTCTCTCCAAAATCCTGAGAAGACGCTACACCTCCATATTCAACGGAGGTTTCTGGACGAACGGTATGAGGCATAACTTGTGTTGAACGAACGGTTTCTTTAATCAAATCACCAGTTGTTGTAAAATAACGCTCACCCGTCTCATCAATGTAAAATGTATCAGGCTTGTATCGACGAACTTCACCAATATCTTTCAATTCCGCATTGGTGCCAATAAAATGCTGTCCAGGTACCATTGGGGTATCATAGGTTTCCTTTGGATTAGAGAGAACACGTAGATCATTGGTATCCTTTGGACGCATAATCTCGTTGATCTCCAATTGTTGGAATCCGCCTTTGCCTGCGAATCCAAACTTTTCACCCAAACCGGCTCCCACTTTGGTCGGTTCAAATGGACGCTCTCCGTTACGAACCACTGGAGCTTGAGAGGAAATACGAGACTGAAAAAAATCAGTATTGTCTTCCATGCCATAGGGATTTCCATATGGCGCACGTGATGTCTCGAACATATTTTCCACTTCACGCTTCTTCAATTGAGTTGAACCCGTTCCATTGTACATATCGAGGACACTTGTGTTAGATTGAGGGGCAATGTTTTGTTTGATGCGACCACCAAAGAACGGTTGCATATTGTTATGTTTGTATTCAGCGGAGGCGATACGTTGGCCAGATAAGGGGCTAATAACGTATTCGCTATCCATATAATTTGGATTAGCCTCCGTATTGTCCGAACGGTATTCTGTCATAGGAATATTCGATTCAATTGGAGAGGGAGAGGGTGTCGTACCCGGAAGGAATCCAGGTGCGTAGGGTGGCTGATTGGAAGCATAACCTAGTGCGGTGCCGTATGGTCCATTGCTTGGCTCGGAAGGGTAGGTATGACCATTTGGCATTTGATACATCATATCAAGTTCAGGTCCGAATCCGGTTGCGGCAGCACCTCGTGGAGCAATTGTTAAAGCATCTCCATTTGGGCCACGAGCGGCAGGTAAAAATCCTTCACGAACCGCTTGTTGACGAAAAAGTGGACTTGTATGATCCGTGGGAGGATTCGTGTGTGATGAAGGAACAGAGGGCGCTACTTGTTTCTTTTTTTGGCCTGTTTTGGAGACCATGACGC